AACCAAGATACTTTGCTTTGTCTTGCATCTGATTTTCCTCTAGTTGTTCCTTGAACTAAACCTTTTTTCTTAGCAATATTAATAATTTTAGAACATTCTTTTTTTGAAAAAACGTTTTCGCAATAAGCATACAAGTGAACACAATCGTTTTCTAAATTCCAAGAAGAACTTGGAAAATAAATTTTCTTTTCTTTCATAATAATGAAAGTATACTATTTATGTAGGATTGTCTAGGTTATTGAGCGATCCAAGCGGACCCGTTCCACTCATACGTAACTTGTGTATCACCACCATCATTGGATTTATTCGCATACCAACCTTTAGTATTGTCAGCTTGATAAGCGTCTTCATCCCAATACTCAACATAACTCCAAGTTATTGGATCTGCGGTATCTTCTGTAATAATTGTTGGTTTAGCAATTGGTGGATCCCAAACATGAGTTGATTCATTTAATGACCATGAAGCATAAGGTTGAGGTGCTATAAAAGCATCTTTTGCTTCATCGTATGTATCACCAATAAATGCAAAGTTTCCTCTAAAGGGTGTTTTGCCGTCAGTATGTGTATTTGCTACAGTATTATAAGAAGTTCTTTTACAAACTTGTCCTCTGTAATCACCATAAAATACTTCCCAGTCCACACCTTTTGAACCTTCTTCTTTACCAGTAATAACTTCTGTTACTATATTGTTTTCATCTAAAAATGCGTAATGTGCCATAATATTTATTATCCTAACTGAAAGGTTCCTGTTCCTGCTGTAATTGAAGTAACTTTAAAATCACCAGATGTTCCTGTTGAAGTAGTTAAACCAGCACTAGCTGTAAGAGTGTAAGCATCCGGGTATTTTATAATAACAACACCTGAACCTCCAGGTGCAACCATTCCGCCGCCACCTGTATTAGCAACTCCTGGTCCATTACCTGCGTAACCACCGCCATAACCTTGGTTTGGTGCATTACCACCACCGCCACCTCGGCCGACTGTACTACCTGTAATATCTGAATTAACTCCTGCTCCTCCGGGACCATGAGCATTTGCTCCTTGACCACTCGCGCCTCCACCGGCTCCGGCTTGGTCACTTCCCTGAGTTCCAGATCCTCCTGGCATACCTTGGCCAGTTGTACCTGCGGCATTACTAGGTGAGTGTCCCCCTTGACCAGTTCCACCTTGTCCTCCGCCAGATCCAAATTGTCCGTTACCACCTTGTCCAGGTTGACCACCACCACCTCCAGTGGCTCCACCTTTTAATGAAGTGATACCGTCAAAAACAGAGTTGTTAGATGCAGCTCCAATAGTTACTGCATAATCTGTACCAGGGTCTAAAGTTTTTGCAGGTTCTGCTGAAGATTGTCCACCAGAAGCTTCACCATTAACATTAGCACGATACCCTCCGGCACCTCCACCGCCACCATTGTGGCCGCCTGATCCTCCACCAGCAATAACAAGATATTCTACTGTTGTAGGTTCTAACGGTGTTTCTCCGCCACCAAATCCTAAGACTTGATAACCGAACATAGTTTTACCTCTGTTTGAGTGTTTGTTTTTACTTCCTTTACCTTCAATTGTTAAAGGTAGATTGATTTTGCTCATACCTATTCTCCTTATGCGTCGTTGGCCGCGTCAGTAGTAAAGAATAGTTTGATACCTAGAACTCTACATTCCCCAGTAAACGTATCTCCACCGGCTGCCGCGTCTCTATATAGTTGAAAGTAAGATTGCTCACCTGCTGCAGGAGAACCCGCAACTGTCATTGCACTACTTTCAGCTGAAACTTGTTGGTCTTCAACTGTTCCTATACCTGCGTCTGTAATATCTATAGCTGTTCCGTATGCAACGTCGATAGTATCACCGTCTGCACATGCTACACCTTGTAAACCAAAAATAGCATTACCAGTGTTAGTTGTGCTAGGTGACCAGTAAACTTGGTAAGTTAAAGTACCTTCATTCCATGATTTTGGCATAGCTATTGTAAATTGTGTGTATTGTTTTGTACTAGCATCAAAATCAAATACTTTTAAATCTGGTCTTATTGCTGTTGTTTCTACTTGTGCTGCATCTGCAGGGTTAGTAGTTGGTCCGTACATAGCTGAAGCTGGGACCCATATAGTTTCTTTTCCTGCAATTTTTAAAGCAGAACCGCCACCTTGTAAAGTACCTGTTCCTTTTGGAACAAGGTTAAGACTTACGTTAGTTTCACCAGAAGCCGTAATAGTAGGTGCATTACCTGTAGCAGCATTTGCTAATGTAATTTCATTAACTGCTGAACCTGTAGCTGTAAGTAAAACTAATTCGTTTCCGTTAGTATCTAAAATTGAAGTTCCAATTTTAGGTGCTGTTAAAGTTTTGTTTGTTAAAGTTTGTGTTCCAGTAAGAGTTACATCACCATCACCAAAAGCCATAGTATATATGTCTGGGTTAGATCCATCATTTGCAGTAGCAAATACTACTTGGTCACCTTTATCAGTTGCTGAAAAAGTAAATGTATCTCCTGAACCAGAAGCATATTTAAATTGTACTGTATAAGCACCTGATGTTGAATTTCTTAAAAAATAAAAGTTTTGTGCATCTAAAGGAATTGTTACAATTTGGTTCCCACTAATTGAACCTGTAAACTCAATCATTCTGTGAGACATAACTGCTCCAGTTGATCCATCAGAAACTGAAAGGGCTGTAGTTTGTGCACCACCTGCTATTGATTGACCAGTAAATCCACCTGAAATTTGTTCGATTATATTTAAATTGGTGTTAGTTTTTGTTCCCCATGTACCGGCGTTTTCACCAGTTGCCATTAGTTCTACACCGAGAGCCGTATAAGTTGATGCCATAATTTTGTTCTCCTAATTAGTATCTTTTTTTATTTGTTTTTATACTTAATGTCAATAACATATTAAATTAATTTCCTTGTGTAACAGTAGTATAATTAGCTGATTGTGTGGCAGTTACTCTTTCATACCCTAGCGGTGCTACTCCGATAGGAGACACACTAGCAGTTGCTGAAACTCCTGTCAAGCCCATAACATCTGCTGGTGCTAAAGATCCTGTTGATGCAGTTGCTGAAACTCCTGTTAATCCCATAACTTGATCTGCAGGATCTAGGGTTCCTGTTGATGCAGTCATAGAAAGACCAGTTGGAACTATAATAGGATTTGAAGAAATTTCAGGTGTGCCTAATGATACTGTTGTTGATAAACCAGTTAAGCCCATAACATCTGCTGGTGATAAAGCACCCACAGATGATGTAGTACTTAATCCTGTTGGATTTATAATTATACTAAAGTCTATAGTTACAGAACCAATTGATGTTGATGAACTTTGACCATCAGGTATTAAAACAAGATCTGATATTGCTGTTGGTGCTCCAACTGATGCTGTAGCACTTATTCCTGTTAATCCCATAACATCTACAACGTCTAAAATATACTCTCCACCCCAAGAGTTTCCACCCCAAGCTTGAGTACCCCAACTTACATCTTCTCCACAATTAGATTGCATTTCAAGTCCGGTAATTTCAACAGTTACTCCTGAAGCTCCCCAGTTTTCAACACCCCAACCGTCTTGTCCCCAACCTGTATTTATTTCTGCTGTAATTGTAGGTGAACCTAGTGATGATGTAGAACTTAATCCTGTTGGTACAAATGTAGTTACAGCTGAGTCCCAATCTGCCTCACCCCATTCTAATCTACCCCAACCTTCAGTAGAGGCTGCGTATGCTAAATCACCAAGTGTAGAAGTTGTACTTAAACCATCTAATACAAGAACCGGACTAAAACTTTCTCCCCAAGGTTCATTACCCCATTCAGCTCTACCCCAACCTTGTTCAGCAGCGGCATCAGGTGATCCGACTGTTGACGTTAATGATAAACCTGTTAATTGAACTACTTCGTCATTAGCTTTACCCCATGAACCACCTGTTCCCCATGCATCAGCACCCCAACCAGTTGTAAATGCAGAACTTATTCCCCAAAGATTTGCGCTCCAGTTTCCTGCTCCCCAAAAATCAATGTTAGGTGTATTTGCTTGTCCACCCATTCCTGAATGGTTTGTACAATAATAATAAAGAGTTGGTGCGCTAGAAGCTACTTCAATTTGTGTGTAAGCCCCAGATGATCCTGGAGTACCATTTGTTGTAACGTTAGTTGTATATTGTGTTCCACCTGAAGCGTCTGCAGCTGTTGCAAATCTTAATGGATGTGAGCTGTTGGATGAATCTGATTGATCAAATCTAAAAGTTGCACCTTCAACTAATTCTAAAGTAGGTGTTAAAGCACCATCAATATAATATCTATTGCCGGAACCAGGGTTACTGACTGTTACTGTAAATGTTCGGGTAACCGACATAAGGAATTCCTCCTTATGCTATACGAATGATTGCGTTAGATGCGTCTGCTGCTGGAAATTGAATTGTAAAAGTTCCACTTGTTACAGTTTTATCTGAACCAAATGCGATAGCACAAACTGCTGGATCACCAGTTGCTGAGTCATTAAAAATTAAACAACCATTAGCTGTAAAAGAAGCTGATGTAAAAGATACATCTGCAAAGTCACAACACGCTGTATCACCAGATAAAGCAGGCGTTACACTTGTAAGTGCTTTTCCTTTAGCTGTGTAAGCAGATCCTGATGTATTAGATATTTCGTTTGATGTTGTATAAGCTGTAGTTGATTTATTTAAAGTTGCTGAACTTGTATATAAAGCTAAGTTAAAAGTGTTTCCAGAAGTTGCTGTAAAATTGTGAACTGCTTTTAAAACTTCTGCTTTAAAACTGTTACATATTGCCGATGTTATTGCCATAATTTTTATCTCCTAATTATTGAGGCGGTGACTCGATTGGAATTCTTATTGTACCATCCGTGTAATCGTCTCTTCTTCTTCTTCCAATTTGCATCGCTGCAAACTTTTGTAGTTCAGTTTTATACTTTTGCTCGTATAATGTCAACATATCTGTTGGACCTTTTAAAAATCCATATGCCTCTACTAAACATGCGTATAGCAGACCTTGAGGAAAATTCAAACTAATATAATTAGTTTGATTACCACTTTCTAGAGTATTTGGCATCTTGTTATAGTATATTCTAAATACATAATTAGCGTCTGGAGTGGGTGCTAAATAAATAGATCCTGAAGTAGTATCTGATAATCCTGTTGCTCCACCAAACATAGAGTAATATTTAGGTTTTCCAGTAACATCTGCACCTGATGTAGTTGATCCTTCTGGTCCTGTTAATCGTCCTATGTATTCACTTAAAAAAGTTTGATCACGTCTTTCTAACCACGTACCTTTTTCAGTTGAGTTTGTAGCATTAAATACTTCAACACCCCTAACAAATAAAGCTCCTCCGGGAACTCTAATATTATTTACATCTGTTGCCATTGTACCTTGATCCACGAATCTGTCTGAATCCATAGGTAAATCCATCATAATTCTTTGTTGAGCATTTAAAATAAAATTTTCTAAAACATCTGTTGTAAAAACGTTAGCGTCTACTTCTGTGTAGTTTCTAATTTGTGTGACTAATGTATCGTAACTAATTCCTGACATAATTAAGCTCTATCATTTAACGGTCCAATTGTACATTGAAAACCGCCCCCTGTTTCTGTGCTTGTAGCATTAGATATTAAAGAAAATGTTATAGAATTAAATTGTTGTTCTGTTGCTTGTGTTCCATC